TCTTCGTTGCGCGCCGCTGCTCGTTGGGGTATTGTTGTCGTGACGTTGCACCAGTCGGGGGTGGCCGCTGCTGCCCCCTCCTTTGACCTAGTTATCCACAGGTTATCCACAATAGGGAGGGGCGTCGCTAAGTGAGCCAACTCGCCTCTGCGGTCGCTGATACCCCCGCCCCTGCGCCAGGGATCGACCCTGCGGTGCGCGACCTCTTCATTGGCGCGGTGAATACGCTGCGTGCCGCTGATACACCCGCTTTGCAGCAAGGCTCGGCTGCTGAGGAAGCTCGCGGGCTGCTGGTCAAAGAGCGCCATCTGGCGAAGGCGTGCCTCCTCACTATCACGGACAAGCAGCAGGATCTGATCCCGTTCGTCGGGAACAACTGCCAGGCGATATATCGGAAGTCAGTACAGCGTCAGCGGGACGAGGGGCTTCCTGTACGCCACGCGGTGCTGAAGCCGCGCCAGACGGGCATCTCTACCGAGATTGCGAGTGATAACTTCCTTGACGCGATAGCATATCCGAATCGCCACTGCCGTGTGATGGCGCACGAAGAGAAGACGGTGAGCGAGTTATTCGGGATGTACCGTCGGTATCGGACATACATGCCGAAGGACTGCATGATCGAGCAGGGGCGCGGAATGCGCTTCGCTGCGAAGATGGTCATGGAGGAGCCGCTGAACTCTGTCGTGGAGGTTCTGCTGGCTCGTGAGAGCGCCAAGTCGACGATCGGGCGCACAGGGCGTGGGATGACGATTCACGCGCTGCACCTGTCCGAGTATGCGCATATGGACAATCCCGAGGCGACGATGACGGGGCTGCTGCGGGCAGTGCCGAAGAGCAATCCGACGATCAACGTTGTGTTGGAGACGACGGCAAAGGCGTATGGCGACCCGTTCTGGCGTGAGTGGATCAAGGCGAAGCGTAACGAGGAGTTGGGGCGCGTCGATTCGATCCTGCCGGTGTTTATCGCGTGGACGGATCACCACGAGTACCAGCACGTCTTGGACGACGATCGGGAAGAGTGGCTGACGAACGACATTCGCTGGGACGAGTCGGACGAATACGGTGATGAACGATCGTTAATTGAGGAGTTCGGGGTAACGCTGGGGCAAATCTCATGGCGTCGCAGTGAGATTGACGACCCAGGGATGGACAAGCGGAAGTTCAAGATCGAGTATCCGCGTACGGAGGACGAGGCGTTCCAGGGCAGCGGCGGGAATTACCTCGACGGCGGCAAGATGCAGGTGCACCTAAATGCGACAGTAGAGGCGCCGAAGCGCGGGTACATGGAGATGCCGTTCTATACGCACGTGCCTCGGTTCAAGGAGGCGGAGGAGACGGCGCGCTGGATGGACGTGTGGGCGGTTCCCCAGCCCGGCGAGGAGTTCATTGGGTTCATCGACGCGAGTGAGAATAAGCCGAATAGCGGCGACTTCAACGTGATGCTGGTGCTGCGGCGTCAGCCGTTAGAGGTTGTGGCGTTGCTGCGTGGTACGCGATGGTATCGTCCCGAGACGCCTGAGTTCAGCGATCAGTGTTTCATGGCGGGGCTGTGGTACAACAATGCTCTACTGGTACCTGAGTCGAATACTGTCGGGCAAGAAATCATCCGTGACTTACTCGGTCGAAATTCGTTCGCGTACGCCTACCCCAACCTCGGCACCGAAGAGATGCTCTTCGTTGGCAAGACGTCGGCAACGCCTACGTGGGGACTGCGTACGTCGCGGACGACGAAGCGTGCGATGATGTCCGAGTTGAAGAACTTGGTCTACGAGGAACACGCGGCGTTGAACTCGTCGGTGCTTGTCAAGGAACTGATGTCGCTTCAGATCGTGAACCAGAACGGCGCTGTGGCGGCGCCGATGAAGGGGCGCCCGTTTGAGGAGGGATCGAGCGAGGAAGGCCACCATGATGATTGCGCTATCGCGTTAGCCGGTGCATACTATACCCATGGGCTGTTGACGCCGCCTCGTACTCCGATGGAGAATCACGACCGTATGATGCGTGAGCGTCAGCGTCGTGGCGAGGGTATCAGCACCGAGATTACGGATTGGCGCGGCGACGGTGGCGCTAGGGATGGATTCGACTTCGGGTCGCTAGGAGTGTGATATGGACAGGCGCGGATTCTTCGGCAAGCTGGTGGGCGGCGTAGCAGCGGCAGTGGCGGCGAAGGCTGTAAAGAGCGAGGCGCGCCCCGAGCAGGTCGACATAACTACGCCGGGGTATACGTCGGATGGCCCGTGGTTCACGACGATCCCCCCGCAGAAGCTCCGCTGGTCCAAGCACAGCGCGAAGGACGGGCCGTGGTTCCCTGTGGAGGACGAGTCCGCCGACCCCAAGACGCTCACGTTTGCCGACATCCGCGAGATGCGGGAGTCGCTCGTTGCCACGCCGCCGCCTGTCACCTACGTCCCCCCTATATCGCCTCTGCGCGACGCCTGGTCGAAGGGGAAGTTGCGCCTCAGCGCGGACGACCTCGACGCTATCCAGATGTCGATGAGCGCCCCCGGCGAGGGCTTCACGGAGTACATCTACCGGGGCTACCACTTCGTCCCCGAGGACATCGAGCAGATCCGGCGCACTCAGAGGATCTGGAGTCCGCCGGCGCACGGGATGGTTGGGGCCACGCAGACCGACACAATGGGCAACGAGTGGGTGTGGGGCAAGGCGGGCGAGGATATCAAGGCAGGCACGGTGGTCGCGGCAGACGCCGAGGGGCATATGCGCCCGTTCACCGAAGACGGCGTGTCGCTCGCAGATGGCGTCGTGCAGCGGGATTGGGCGGAAGGCGAGTCGGGCAGCCAGATGGCTCTGCGCAAGGGATTCGGGACGATCCACGTCGAGAGCGGGGACGTTAGCGAGCATATGCTGTGCAACGTCGACTGCACCACGAGAGAGATAGTGAGAGGGCCGTGGCATGAACAGGCGGAGCTTTCTGACGAAGGCGCTGGGCGGGGTAGCAGTGTTAGCGAGCGGGTTGCTGAGTGGCAGGGACGCGCACAGCAAACCGAGCAGGCCCGACTCGACGACCTCTATGGAGAATGGTCAGGCTGACGCCATCTTCTCCAAGGACGAGAGCGGCAACTGCACGCAGCTTACGCCCCACGACGACGACGGGCTGTGGACCCCCGGTTGGGGCGTCACTCGCCCAGAGTGGCGCAAGCGCCCGGCGACCAACCCCCTGCTCAAGGAACTATCGGAGGCTACGCGCCAGAGCTTCGAGAGTGTAAACGAGCAGATGCTCGTAATGAACTCGGACGTCTACCGGGGGCTGCAAACGGCGCTCGACACCCCTATAGGCAACGCCTTGAATGACGCTGATACCGGCGACATCGTCAACGTCGCGATGGGACACTCGTTCACCGCGCATCAACGTCGCGATGGGACACTCGTTCACCGCGCAGCCGCCGGAAGAGTGGCGAGACGAAGACGGCCGCCCGCTGACGGAGGCGCAGATGTCTGACGACCAGTTCCAGCAGTACCGGGGGGTGATGTCGGTCCCGATTACTGTGGTCTGCGACGATCGCCGCCGTGTGGGGACGGTCAAGGACGTGGACTTCGGATGAAGGTCGCGCTGTCTGACATTCTGTCAAAGTTCGTCCGGTTCGAGGTTCTGGGCGTGTGGGGCGGCTTGACGGAAGAGGAACACGCCGAGCATGTGGAGCTACGCGATATGCTGTCGCGCTTCACGGTGGATATGCCCGACGATCCTGACCACGAGCGGTATTCGCGCGTGCTGACGGACGATCAGGCTATGGAGCAGTGGCGCGCTGAGCAGCAAGAGGTGCGGGAGGGAAAACGCCCTGCCGCGCAGTCGGAATGGTGATCCAAAGGAGTCCCTACGCCGAGGTATGCGTTCCGGCAAGAGTACGTTCCGTGGACGAATCCCAACTATCACGACCCGAAGGTGAAGAACCGGACGGCGGAGGTGATGTCGAAGTTCTGCGCCGACGGCTGGGAGATAGTCCACGTCGAGCGGGAAGTGCAGGGCCGCGACACGGTCTACGACGTGTGGATGCAGCGCGAGGTTGCGGCGGACTCGGCGCCGGCTGTACACTCCGCGCCGTTCGAGCAGTATACTGAAGAGGAAGCGGTGAACCCCGATCCGGTAGAGGGCGACGACCTTGTCACTTACCGGATGGCAGCGGCGGCGCTGAGCATGTCGCCGCAAAAGTTTGCGTATGCCCTGAAGAAGCGCAAACTCCGTGATGCAGCGGACTTCCCGTTCACGAAGGTGATCGGCGGAAAGACGAACACGGAAAGATGGGTTGCGCCGATGGACGAGTTCGTGTTATGGGTACGTGAGCGGTTCCCCGAAGAAATAGCTGCCCAAGCAAAAGCGGGGGCGTCCGACGACTCCGAGGAATGACACATGCCCCGTAAGCAGCGTGGAAAGCGTGTCCCTTTGCCGCGCGGCAAGCACGCCCCGATGCACTCTAAGACGCAACGCAGGTCGCCTACGCGCCCTGTCCCCAAGGTCATCAAGTCCTTCAACCCACGTGGTGCGCCAGGCAGCGCCCGGAGGAAGAGGGCAAAAGCCCGCGAGTACGGCCGTGCGGATATCACAATGTTCGACATGTACACCAAGGCGTCTCGAAACAAACGGGCAGCCAAAAGTCTGCATCGCGGCGACCGCTTCATGGGCTTGCGGAACTCTTCGCGCGCGAAGTAGTCTCGGCTACGGATCGAACAACTTAATCGCTTGGGGCGATCATTGGGAATTGATCTTCGCGCCTCAGACATAGCGCCGGAGCGACGGCTCCATGAGCTTAACAATATCCGCGATGCAAAGCGGACTGCGAGGATTCTGCGCGCCTCTATAAAGGCAGCAGAGCAGGGCGACAACTTCCGCGCTTTCCTCGCGCAGTTCGACGGGTCGTACGCGTTCTACCACGGCGACCAGTGGCTCAATTCCGATGGCTCTAGGTCTGAGGCGCCGCCTTGGCGGTTCCGCACCATCCGCAACGTCACCTTCGGGATGGTCCACTCCATCGTCTCCCTGATGATGGACATGCGCCCTGCGCCCTATATCGTCGCTGACTTCCCCAACCGCCCGGTCCCCAACGCGGGATTCCTGCCCTTCCAGTCGCTTGCCGGCGGGCAGACCGAGTACCGCGAGCGGATATTCTCGGACCTCGCCACCGACGCTACGGACATGATGCAGGCGGAGTTCGAGCGCACGGACGAAGACGCGCACCTCAAGAACATGCTGCTGGACATGACTGTCGGCGGGCTTGCGGTGGAGAAGACGTATTGGGACACGAAGACGGGGCGTCCAGCGGTCATCCAGATCGACCCGCGCGACTTCATGGTGGACCCAGAGTGCCTCTCTAACCGGATCTACGACGGCAACGCGTCGTTCGTAGTCTGGAAGAAGAAGATGGACTTGGACAGAGTCCAACGGGTGTATCGGCTGTCCAATAACGAGACGCGCAAGGTCAAAGAGAAGGCGATCGAGCATGACGACATCTCGATCATCGACGACGAGGGGCTGTACAGGCGCTACGAGTATTCCAGCCCGTTCAAAGACCCTCACCCCGACACGCAAGACTATAACCGCCCGCAGGTGACAGTCTACGAGTTCTGGTATTTCGAGGACGCCGTGCCGGGCTTGGAGGGGACTGAGGAGCCGGTCGAGCCTAGCGCGTTCCCGAAGGGTCGCCGCATCCACATGGCGGGCGACACAATCCTCTTGGACGACGCCAACCCGTTTGCTCACGGGCAGCTACCGTTTGTCCTCTATAGGAACTACGGCGATCCACGCGACCCGTACGGCTTCGGTGACGTGGAGGTGGTGCGTGGTCAGCAGGTAGCTCTGAACGTCCTGCAATCGCAGGTGATGCAGATGGCTATCTTGATGGCGAACGGCCAGTGGGTGTATGAGGAAGGCGCGTTGCGCGAAGATTGGCTGTCCAACCGTCCAGGGTTAGCGGTCGAGGTTCCGCGCGGGATGATTAACTCGGTCAAGAAGCTCGAAGGCATGAACGTGCCGTCATCGCTCTTCGGCGTGATGGACCAGATCGAGCAGAACGTCGAGAAGACGACGAACGTGAACGACGCGATGGAGGGCGTGTCACCTGGTACGCACGTCTCCGCGAAGCAGACCCAGACGTTACAGGACGCCGCGTTCAAGCGGATACGTGAGAAGCTCACGAACGTGGGCATGGCTCGCCGGCGCAGTGTGTATCAGCGGTTCCGGTTGATGCAGGAGAATGCGAGCTTCCACGACGTGCTGGCGTCCGGTGATATGCAGAGCGGCGAGTGGATGGCTTGGGACGACGCTATCCGCGAGATGCCGGTGGACGTCCGCATCCGTTCGATGTGGGACGAGCCGACGACGAAGGCAGAGAAGCAGGAAAACGCGATGCAGATGATGCAGGCGGGTTGGTTCGACCCGTTGCAGGCGATCAAGCACGCGGACATCGAGGTCGACGAGGACTTCCTGCGGACATTGGAATTGACTCGTTCTGTGCAGTTGAAGACGCTCAACGTGCAGAACATGGAAGTGCAACTGCGTGAGGCTCAGGTGCAGCAGCAGTTGCAGGCGATGTTGGGAGCGCAGCAGGGCGCGATGCCGGGCGGAATGGCCGGGCAGATGCAGCCGGGTGGCGCCCCTCAGATGATCGACGCTGCGGGCGGCGTTCCGATGGCTCCCGAGGATGCTGGCGGGGGGCTAGACGCGATGGCTCTCGAAGGCGGCGGTGAAGTAGCACCAGAGGCGCCCGCAGCGCCACCATCCGGGTAAGGAGCGGTAGAATGGCACTTAAGGTTAAGCGCAAGGCCAAGCCCAAGACTAGCGGGAAGACCCCCGTGAGCAAAGTCATGTCCGCTCCAGGGTCGATTGTATTTAGCCAGTCCAAGAAGAAGGCTAAGGCCAAGAAGGTAGTCCCTCGTCAGAAGGCTAAGGCCAAGCCTAAGAAGCGCAACAACTCGGCAGCGGCTATGCGCAAGCGTGCGAAGGCCAAAGGGGCTGCTTGGCGGAAGAAGCACGGCGCTAAGAAGCGCTAAGAAGCGCTAACAGTTTCTCTCCCCTTCGGGGGCGAGCGCACCCACGGCAAGCGACACTGCCGTGATTTCGAGGAAGGTGAACGATGGCTGAGAAGGCAGCCGCCCAGGGGCCTACGTCTGCTGGCCTTGACGCGAAAAGCACCCAAGCTCGGGTGCAGGAGATGATCCAGAACGCGGTGTCCGATCCGGTTGAGGGGCAGTCTGCTCCACAGACCGAGACAGCGGCCGTGGTCGAGGATGCTCCGCAAGCTCAGGATGCAGGCACGGTTACAGGCGACACCCCCAGCACTCCGCCCAAGACGGCGGATGACATCGACCCACCTGCCGCTGACCCCGCCCCGCAGCCGTCCTCCGATTGGACGGCGGCTGACTCACGGATCGGGCAGTTGGTGGCGCAGTTGGAAGCGAGCAGAGGTCAAACAGCAGAGGCAGAAGCGGAGCGAGATCAACGGGCCGAGGATCACCGAGAGGCGACTCGCTGGGGAACGAAGAATCGCCAAGAGGCGAAGGAACTGACCCAGCGCTTGGATACGGCGGAAACCGACCGTGAGTCCCTATCGCGGGAATTGGAGCAGACGAAGGCTCTCTTAGCGGAGAAGATGCGGCAGCCAGCAGCGCCTACGGCGCAGGACGACCCATATGGCTATGCCGACCCTTACGCGAACGAAGAGCCGGCGCCTACCCAACCCGCCTCCGTGGAAGACGACCCGAGGTATCGCGCGCAGCAGGAGAAGATCGCAGGATTGGAGTCCACGGTCGAGTCCCTGGCAGCGGACCGGAAGAAGCGTGAGTTCGACACGAAGGTGGCGACACTCACGGCGGAGTTCAAGGAGCGTAAGGCAATGCTGATGGGGCCTCAGTATGCCATGAGCGAAAACGAAGCAAACGTGGCGATACGCGCGCACGCGGACGGGAACAACGACGCGTTCACCGACCTGTGCATTCACGCTACCCGCCGCGCCATGGCTTCCAAAGCGAATGGCAGACCCGAGGCAGCCGCAAGCAACGCCGACCTCCAAGTGGAGTCCGAGGGCGCCAACTCGCGGAGTACATCCGCGCCGCGCCGCCCGCCGATTCTTCCGGCCGACATGCCCGCGTTCGACATGGCTGCAATCTCGAAACTCTCCGAGCCTCAGCAGAGTGACGCTCGTGTAGCAAACATGGCGAAGACCATATTCGCTGATTGAACCAGCCGGATGCCAGCGAGGGCGTGTGCAGGTAAGCGCGCCTTCGCCAGCGTCCCCTACGGGGGATGCCACTTACCTGTGGTGATGGTTTGGTTGTCTCTTCGGATGGAAGGACATCCAAATGGCATCAGGGCAGATTCTCACGGAACTCGGACGTGCGGTACGCCATACGTGGGCGGGCCTGAACGAGAAGATTCTCGAACGCTCCTACGCGTTTTCCAACACGTTGATCCGCCGTGCGCGCGTGTTCAACGAGGGCAACGAGATTCGGTTTGCGCTCTGGAAGGAGCGTCAGCCGACGACCACCTACAGCTCCTATGACGAACTCCCGCGCGTGCAGCGCGAGCAGGTCGTCGAGGGAACGGTGAAGTGGAAGCACTACGCCGTCGCGATCCAGATCGACGGTCCCTCTCTGCGTGCGAACATGGACGTGGGGATCAACGGGCTGCTCGACATGGACTCCCTGCGCGGGCTGTCCAGCAACAAGCAACTGACGCTGTTTTCTCTGGTTGACCGCCAGATGGCGCGTGCAGTCGAGGATCTGAAGTTCGCCATTGGCGCGGACGTCTATGGCACCGGTACGGGCCAGGACGGCGACCGCATCCAGGGCCTCGGAACGATCATCGACACGTCGCTGTCGTATGCCGGACTCGCCGTTGGCGACGTCGGCACGGACGACCTCGACTCTGCCAACCGTTGGGCGGGCAAGGTCGACACGAACAGCGGCACGAACCGGACGATCGGTCTTGAAGACATCGCGTCGATGGGCGCGTCGATCCGCCGTGGCAACGAGTCGGCGGAAGACATCATGGTGTATCAGAACAACGCCATGTACGCGACGCTCCAGGTGCTGTTGCAGGGCCAGCAGTACTTCACGAACGACGAGTTGGCAGCGATCGGGTTCGACAACATCGTCTGGGACAACATGACGTTTGTCCGCGACGAGATGGCGGACGCCAACACGATGTTCTTCATCAACCACAACCACATGTACATGGCGATCCGAAACTCCGCGAACTTCGAGTTCCTGGGCTTCGAGAAGGAAGACGACTCGGTCGTCGGCCACGTCATCGCTGACCTCAACCTCGTCTGTGATGATCGCCACCGTCAGGGCAAGATCGAGGACATCACCACGGTCTAACCGGCGACCGCCGGCGTGACTTGGCGTCCACTTTGACGAACAGAAAGGAACCCAACCGTGGGTAACTATTACGGCGACATCTACCAGACCAATTCCGTCCCGGCACATCCGGCTGGGAAGGAAATCCGCACCCCCGATGGGCGGTGCTTCAAGTACATGCAGAACACGAGTGGCGGCGCTCTCGCGAAGGGCAATCTGCTCAAGCTCGAAGGGGCTTCGGGCGGAACCGGCGCGGCGGACGGCGGGATCATAATGACTGGCACGCTGGCGGCAGTTACAGCCATCGGCGCCCGTCGGGTTACGGATACCGCAGTCTTCACGACCACGTCCCTTCAGGACATGCACGACGTGCAGGAAAACGGACATGTCTACATGTTCTGGACGACCGGCAGCACTGGCGTAGCCCAGGGCGGGCCGATCATCCGTAGGGTGTCGGACACTCAGATCGACATCTACGATTGGGCGGGTGAGACGGGCGCATTCGCGACCGCCCTCGCTGCCACAACCACATACGCCATCCAGTGCTTCACGCGAGTGGAGCTTACGGAAGAAGCCGCCGACATCCCCGTGGGGACTGCTCTCACGGCTGTGGCGGACGACGAGTGGTTCTGGATGCAGACCGAGGGCCTCGGCATCGTCCTGTTCGACACGTCCACGGCGACGACCTTGGAAGAGGTCGTGCTGCCGGGCGCCGAAGACGGGCATGGTCAGGGCATCGCTGCTGGCGGAACCGCCGCAGTGCCGCTCTCGATCGTCGGGCGCGCTCCGCTGGGCATGGACGTCGACGCGGACGGTCTGCTTCCGCTGACCCTCTGCATGAGGCAGAACAGCACGTTCTGCCGCAACGACCGTCTGTTCCCGTTCTGCATGGGCGATTACAGCCATGCGTTCCCGCGCATGAGCTAGGACCAAGTAGAGGGGGCTTCGGCCCCCTCTCAATTCTCGGGTAGAAGATGCGTTCCTCTACCACTGCTGGGGACGAAAGGACTCTCCAATGCAGATGACGAATACGGCGACGTGGACACAGGCGCGGTATCGTAACGGCGGCTTCAACCATGACCGTCACTGGTTGCTGAATGCGGATGTGGACGCTGACGGGAACCTTCGACTGAAGGCCCCGACGCGGTTCTACAACAACGACGCCGACGCTACCGGGTATGTCCTCGACATCGTCCACGACAGCGCTAGCCCGGCAGACAGCGATGTCACCGGGACGATCCGCTTCATTGGCGACGACTCGGGCGGGACACCGGACACCGGCACGTTCATCCGCAACACTGCGCTGACAGTGGCGGCGGGCGACTATACGACGCGCTTGTCCTTCTTCGTCGCGGATAACGACACCTCGAATGAGGCGGTGCGCATCGAGGAGGACCACCTCTTCGTCGACAACGCTTCCCCGAAGGCGGGGGCGACGTCGTATGTGAACACTTTTGACGCATGGGACGACGCGTTCCTGCTTCAGATGCACAACGACCACGACACCGACCGCGAGGAGTTCTGGCGGCGCACGGACGAAATCGGCATCACTCGTCTCAAAGACCCGTCCCAGGGTGAGGCGGGCGGTCGCATGATGGACCTCGCCAAGGGCATCAAGCTCGGCTGGGGTGCAGCGGCGCAGAACCGTGAAGCCATCGACCAAGTCCGCGACGTTGTCAAGATGGTCGCCAAGGAGACGCTTGGCTTGGACGACCCGTTCGTCGGCTTGCCGTTGAACCGTGCAGACCGTGGCGCGATCATCGACGTCGGCTAACCGCAACCGTTCAGGAGCAGGACGTGAAGGCAAAGCCTACAAGCTCAGTTATGGAACCTCCAAAGGGGGTTCCCTCGCTCATCCCTAATGAGGATGCGCGTGCGCTGGTGGATTCTCTTTTGGAGAATCGCAGCGAGGAATCCTACGGGTTCGGGGCGTTGGCGAGCGCCATGTCGAGGGTGCAGCCGGCGGTGCAGATAGCGATCCCCTCGAACATGGAGCATCTGCCCGCGCTGTTTGTGGACAACCTCTCAGCGCTCCACAAGCCTGCGTTGTGGACGCAGGACATTATCCGCGAGGCGACCATAGCCGCGATGCGGAACGAGGCTGTGGAGATGATGCTGGGCGCGAAGGTCCGCTCGTCTCAGGGCGCGAAGCAGATGACTCATCTCTTCATGCTCGACAACGACATGGTCTACCCTCCCAGCACGCTCATGGAGTTGCTGAGGAGCGATGTGGACGTAGTCGCGGGGTGGGGATGCTCCCGTGTAGCCCCCTACTACCACAACTTCATGGTGCCGTCGGACACGGGCGAGTTTTACGATGTCCCGACCACGCTCCCGACTCCTGCGGGGCTGCACGAGGTAGGTGCGGTGGGCGCGTGTGGGATGCTGATACGACGCGAAGTGTTAGAGGCGTTGGAGCCGCCATGGTTTGCGGATGTCACAGACGAGGAAACTGGCACTCGAATTGGCGAAGACGTCTACTTCTGTCGTAAGGCTAGGGCGGCGGGGTTCAAGGTATGGTGCCGCACCGATCTTCGGTTCGGCCACATGGTGCCTAGCCTCGTCTTCCCAAGCCATGGGGCAGATGGCGAATACACCGCCGAGGCGCGGTTCGGAGTTTAGCGAGACGCATCCAGTCGTGAGGGCATGTCATGGCAGGCACGATACGGTCAGAGTTCCTGACGCGGCTGCGTAAGCAGTTGGGGGAAACCACTGCGGGTTTCCATACGGACGCGGAACTCAACGACGACATATCCGTCGCGCAGCGCCAACTCGTTTCGAGTACTGTCACTCACGACGGCTTCGCGCTCATAACTAAGACCGAGCGTTATCACCTGAACGAGGGCCAGCGCGTCTTCCAAGTGCCAAACGACGCCATCGAGGTCATCTCGGTGGAGTACATGGACGGCACGACGTGGGAGCCGTTGGAGCAGTTCACCGAGGAGACGCTCGAAGACTACCGAGGCGACAACTACACGTCGACCCCCAACTACTTCTCCGTGCGCCGGGCGCGGGAGATTATCACCGAAGGGATCGCTACGGGCGGCAGTGCGACGACGATCGTCGACGCTGACCGGACGGGTATCAGCGCATTCTCAGATGGTGAGGAGGTGGTCAACTCTCAGGGAACCGCCTTGGGTCAGGGGTCTACGTTGGAGTCTGTGGAGAATGTCACAGACAAGAGCGAAGGCGTTATCACTGCGGTGACGAACGACACGACGCTCACGTTTGGCGCGGGAGGTCGTTCGCAGGGCATCCAAGGCGGTGCGCGTAATAACTTCGAGTTGGGCGACCACTATCGCGTGCTGTCCCCGATCCACAACCGCTTGGAGGTGGTCCTACGTGACGCGGCCAGCACGGGGTCGTATTCCACCTCCGTTGAGCATTCGATATCGAGTGGAAGCACGACGAAGGCAATCGGCAACAACGGCGGCACAGAGACTAAGCAGGCGCAGAGCTTCCTCCTTACGCGCGCAGGCGGCATCGTTGGGGTGTCTATACGCCTCGGGTCACGGACAGGCACGCCGCTGGGGAACCTGGCCTGTCGGCTAGACACGGACAACTCAGGCGCCCCGTCGGGGACGTTGGTCGGGTCCGGCGCGAACCTCGCCAAGGGCAGTATAGAGACTCCGTCGGACAACGCATGGAACGACATCTGGTTCACGCACCCCTCGTACTTGGCGGCGAACACCCTCACCTGGCTTGTGGCTGAGATTCCTGCTCAGAGCGGGTATTACGCTAGCCCCAGCGAGAATCACCTGAGTTGGACGCAAGACCCCGACGCTGGGTATGCCAACGGCAGCCAGTCAACGTACACCGGCTCGTGGGCAGCATCTACCAACGACTTCCAGTTCAAGATACACATCGCGGACGAAGGTGGCCCTCTCCGAATCCGCTATGCGGCGATGCCGGGCGAGGCGACTGACGCGGACGATCTGTTAGAGATCCCGATGTATGCCGAACGTGCGTTGATGTATCTGTGCTTGAAGATGGCGATCACGAAGCGCCCAGGCACTGAGACTCAGCAGAACTACTACGAGAGCCTGTATCAGGGCGAGATGGACGTGATCCGCCGGCAGGTGCGGCAGCGTAACCGTAGCGGCTACAAGGTGATTCGAGACGAGACGGCAACCTTCTTCCCGTACCGTGTTCGGCGCTCTCGCCCATCCGGCGCGCAGCGTCTCAGATATGAGAGTTAGGAGACTGCGATGAGCGGGCTATTCCCCTCGGTAGGGACGGTACAAGACACGCTCGATAACGTAGGCAAGGCGCATGAGGCTAAGCGGGCGCCCATCTCGTTTACGGGTACTGGCGCGCAGCAGATCGTAGCGGGCGTCACGGGCAAGAAGCTCCGTGTACTCGCCCTAGTCATCCTGACGGACACTGCGGGGACGATCGCCGTGCAGGACGACAACGCGTCGCCGCAGGTGCTTGTGGGCGCGATGCCGGTAGCTGCGAACGGTGGTATGGTGATCCCGTTCTGCGAGGGCGTCTATTGGGGCGAGACTCAGTCGGGGGACGACCTCGACCTGAACTGCTCCACCTCGATGACCGTCGGCGGGGTCGTCGTGTACATGGAGATTTAGGATGGCGGGTACGCACGTCGACTACAAGATCCAGGCTGTCGTGGGCAACATCGCGCACGTGTCTCTGTACGAGGGGGCGTTTGCTGGCGTAGTTGACGAGGATGGCGCTACCACCCGCCAGTACGGGCGCAACACGCTTCTTCAGAACAAACGTCTCGTCTTCCGCACCCCGGTGTCCAGGGCGCAGGTGGTGGATTACATGAACGACTACCTGAACGACTACCTGAACGATGCGGACGCGCGGACTAAGCTGCCCTCTCAGGTGCGGCGTCGGGCGCCACGTCGCAAGCCTACTCGCACGGAGGACCGCTGATGCCAGCGCTTGATACGGCGTGGTTTGAGAAGCACCAGCGTGCGCTAGTCCTGTTGGGGAATACGCCGCGCGGCCGGCGTCTGCTGGGCGTCCATAGACGAAGCCCTGCCCGCCCTATGGTGGAGATAGGCCCCAACTACGCGCTCTACTTGGACGAGTACCATCCTACGGCTCTACACGCGCTGTGGAGTCTCCGCCGTCCACGCGCACTTCCGGTTATCGGGCAGTACTCGTGCGCGCCGAAGATGTCTCTCGGGCTGGTTCCTTACGTCGAGCGTATGCGGGAGTGGCAGGACTATCTGTCCGCCGTATGGACGCCGGTGTCGCCGTTCCCGAAGGTGGCGTTTGCCGAGACGGGGACGTTCAACCCCGAGGCGCATCCAGAGACGACGACGGCGGATTCGATGGTAGGGTATGTGGCGACGGCGGGTAACGGGGATACTTGGGCAAACGTTCAGGGACATGTCGGGACGACTGCTACGAGCGCGTCGTCTCCAAACCAGGCGGCGATACGGGGCGACAACAGCAGCGATACGTGGCGCAACCTGTGGCGCACGCTGTTCACGTTCGACACCTCGACGATCACAAACGGCATCAGCCTCACCAAGGCGACGGTGACGCTATCGGGGACGGACAAGACCGATGCTAACTCCATCTCCCCGACATTCAACATCTACACGAGCGCGCCGGCAGACGATGCGAACCCCGCAGCGGGGGACTACAACTCGTTCGGTTCTACGGCGTTGAGCGGCGATATCACCTACGCGGCGTGGAACGCGGCGGCGGACAACGTCTTCTCGTTGAGCGGCACCGGGATTGCGCAGGTGTCTCTGACGGGGATTACGAAGCTGGGCATCCGCGAGGCGACGTATGACGCTGCGGACGTAGAGCCGACGTGGAGCGACACGAACTGGTCGCGTGTGCGGTTCAACTCGGCAGATGCGGCGGGGACAGACGACGACCCCCTGCTGTCGATCTGGGGTACTGCGACGCCGAGGCTGTCACTCGCTCTTACGGGAGTAGGCATATGAGAAAGCGCGAACTTCCTAACCAGCGCGCGGCGCGCGAGAAGACAAAGCCGAGGAAGCGTGAGCTTCCACATGCGCGTGGGGACCACAACGCCCGTGAGCGGATCACCAACCCCTCTGTCAAGCTCGGGGGCGGCGAGACGCGCCTTGTGAGCGAACACATGATGGGCGAGATTGCGAAGGAAAACCGGCGTGTAGACGCCGCCAACAAGCGCGCGGCTAAGAAGCAGCGCGACGACATGAGGCGAATGTTCAATGGGCAAAGTCCATAAGATCGAGGGCGACGACCGTGTGGCGGTGCTGGCGGTGCGGACTCTACGTGACGAGACGTGGAAAGAGGTCGAGCAGTCGGAGGCATGGCAGCGGCTCCAATGGCTGAACAAGCGGCTGTTGGACACGTCCATGGCGGCGGGCAAGGCAATGGGCATCGGGGACGTGAAGGTCCAGTTCGACGAGCAGGCGCTTACGTTCACCGAGCAGGACGCCCCAGATACGGTGGGGGAAGCACCCGAGGAGTCATCCGAGGATGGCAACGCGTAAGAAGTACATCTCGTGGCGCGACTTCACGGGCGGTCTGAACGAGAATCACGGATTCCGTACAGACGAGCGCGGCGTGCTAGAGGTCATGGACAACGCGGAGATTGACTACCGGGGCAGGATTGTCCCGCGCCCTGCCCTGCTTAGTGGCCCGGACAATACAGGGGCGACTCGGGGACTCATCACGAAGATGGCGACCTTCTCCGCGATCGAGGCGGGGCTTGCCGCCGGCGCGGTAGCCTCCCCTCGCACTCGCCACTTTATGTTCACTATCAGCGCGCACGACGCGTGCTTGCAGGTCAACGAAGAGTCCTACGCCATCTCCTCTGCTAGTGTGAAGAACTACAGCACGAGTACTTCGGGGGTAGATGTAGAGGCTTACTGGCACGAGCAGTTGTACGCCCCGTTCTTGGCATTTGACGAGCGCGTCTTCTTTGGGCTGGGGGCGGGCGGCAATCGCCACATGAGTTGGGGCGACGCTACGGGACTGGTCCTAAGCACCGCCCGTGTGTACAACGTCGGGGCTTCTGCGCCTACTACCCCTGCCAGTGTCAGCGTAACGGACGCGGCGGGGTCGATCGGCGGGGACAGCAACAACGACCTTGAAGCGTCGAAGTGGTACGGCGTCACCTACACCTATTACAACAGCACCTACGGGGTCGAGACGGCCCCTGCGACGGTAGTAGCTGCGCAGACAGACGCGTCCAACAAGACACTGAACTTCACCCTGACGTACTCGGTGGATGCGCAGTGGGACAAGATCATCTACTACATCACGGATTCTCACGATACCGAGGCAGCGGCGGAAGCCACCACGGTGTATAAAAAGGCCGCCGCGCTCGACGCCAACAACACCTACAGCATTAATAACGATACGGCGGGGACCACGGATGCGGTATGGGTGACTGGTACCGAGTACCATGACCCTGGTGGGGCAGGCTCGACGCTTAGTTACACGCTGGGGGCCGCGAACGACACGCTAGACCACGACCAGTTGACGGAACTCCCCAACTTCCTCGCGACCAGCAAGAACGTCGTGTATGCGGCTATATCGCCTAACACGGTGCGATTCTCCAAGGTGACTGCGGACGGTGTGTTCCCCGACTGGTTCCCCGCAGAAAACAGCGTCACTGTTGGGGGGTCGCACAGTCGCCTAACCGCGTTGGAGGCTCACCCGACGCAGGACGGCATCCTCGCGTTTACGCAGCACTCCTGCTACCACATCATCGGGACTCACATCGGGGACATCGAGGTCAGGGAAGTCCCCTCCGCAGTCGGGTGCGGGTTCCCGCGCACGATGATGGCGTATAACGGCACGCTCATGTTCATGGGGACAGACAGTCAGATATACGAGACGAACGGGCAGTCCTTCGTGGTCCGCTCTAAGGCTGTCGAGCGTAGGCTTCGCCAGCACGATCTTGGCGACATGTGGTTTGTCCACGCAGGTAGGCATCAGGACAAGTACGTGGTGTCCGTGGGCAACACCCATCTGGACGGCCCGGTCGGGACACTTACGGACGCTGCGGCAGGCGCCAACGTGGTCTTCGGCGCGGCAGATACGGAGCGGACACACACTGCCGGCACATCGTGGGATCTGTCGTCCTACGTAAAAGGCACATACGTAGAGAGTGACGGCTTATTCGGGTACGCTCAGAATTGGGGGATCATATCGGCCGTGGATGACGGCTCCGATGTAATCACGTCGTCTTGGGCGGTAGAGGACACGGGGGCCGCTGGCACAGCGACTTCTCTACGCTACGGGTTAGTCCACGATACTCTGCTTGTCTACTACCGAGACACCGATCACTGGACGTCCTTCTCGGACTTCTCCGCGAACGCCATGCTCGGCACTATCGGGGTGAATCAAGACGCCAATACCCAAATCACGGGGCCGTCCTTCCTAGTGGCTCCTGGGGATGCCGCAGGTGTGGGGGCGCGCAGTTTGACATGGAGCGCGCTGGCAACGTTAGAGGCGCCCACGTCTACCAGGGATACCGACCAGACTTTCACCCTCACGGTGGCTCCCCCGCCGCATCGCTTCGACGAGTTGACGCAGTTTACCGGGGTGAAGATCATTCAGGGGCTTGGTGCGGGCGCCGACGGTATGTCCTGCACTGTGAAGGTGTACGTGGACGACGAGACAACCGCTAGCATCACCCCCTCCGCCTACGAGCCGTCGAAGGCCAACAACTACACCGTCGGGTTTATGGGGCAGGGGCATAGCGCGCAGGTAGAGGTGACGATCACGCATTCTGGCAGCATTACAGAGTTCGGCAAGATCACGATGATCCAGCTTGAATACGAGGCGTACCACTAATGGCGTTCCGCGTCCTTGGCACAGAGGCAGAGGAAGTCGCTACGAGCGCCACCTATGCGCTCGACTCCTTGGAGACGGCTCTGCGCCCCTATCGCGTGGAGACGGCGCCTACGACTACGCTAGGGCGCGACCCTGTCCCGATTGGGGAGCAGCGCGTGCGCGTCGACGCGGACGGTAAGACGCACCTGTACTCGCGGCTGATCGGCGCGAACAGCAAGCCGCTGTGGGTCGAGGTTGGCCTCCGGTCGGTGAGCGGCGCGTATGAGTTCTACGCCAACAACGACGACACGATGGACACCGCCGACGAGTCGATACTGAGCATCGAGCAGGCGGGCGCGGGTGACGCGAGCATCCAGTTTGAGCTAACGGGCGCGCAGGTCTACACGCTCGGAATCGACAACAGCGACAGCGACAACTTCGAGCTTTACGACGTGACGGCGGGGACTGAGCTTCTCGCGATCGCGAAGTCCACGGGGGACGCTACGTTCGCCGGGTCGATCACGGCTACCGGGGCGACGGTGACGGGATCGGCGCCCAAGTTCTTCATGATGGAGAGCGACCAGACGGATCTGAACTGGTCGCTGACTGTGAACAACGGCAACTGGAACTTCGCCAAGACTACGGACGCTAAGGGGCGCACGACGGTGTCTCGGCTGTCTCAGGACGGCGGGTTCTACATGGACAACCAGGGGTCGAACCCTGGCACGGTCGCCAACATGGCGTGCATCTTCTCGAAGGACGTGTCCGCGAGCGCGGAGTTGTTTGCGATGGACGAGGGCGGCACCGCCACGCAGATAAGCCCCCACAACCCGTTGACGGGGGAGTGGTGGTTCCACGAGTATGACGGGCCTACGGACACCACGCGGGTGTTCCATCTGGAGCGGATGTTCAACTTCCTTCGTGCCAGGTTCCCCACTGAGGCGGCAGACTGGTACGAGGAGATTAGGGGCGTCCTGACGGACGCGTCTACGCTGTCAACCCACAAGCCAAGCCTAGCGCGGCCATCGAGGGCGCTACCGGACGAGCTTGTGGAAGAGTAACGCCGAGAGGCGGCTTATCCCGTCGCCATCAAAATGAAAGGCGGCCGCGTGAAGAGTCTAGTTTCGGCGTTCAAGGCTATCGTTCACCGGGTTCCCGAAGCCCCCCCAATAGTCCACACAACCGACGGCGTAGATACGCTACGTGCGTTCAACGCGAGGCTCGAAAACGGAGAGTTCGACCATGGCGAGCGTGGAAGAGCAAGTCCAGGCGCTAGCCGGAAACCAGCCGATGATGCTGTACCGGCTGGACCAAGCGGACGAACATCGAGCGAAGATCGACGACAAACTGGAAGTCCTGCCGGTGCTGACCAGCAACCAGTTGGACTATCACGCGCGAATAGTAGCGCTTGAGAAGGCGACCAAGAAGCAGGCTGACCATCAGAAGGGCAGCAAGACCCGCCAGGTAGCTACGGTGGGCGGCACGGGCGCAGCGGCGCTCGGTCTAAGCCAGATCGACAAGATACTCGAACTCCTCGCCACACTGTTTGGCGGATAACCGACAAAGTCGGGGTGGATATGGCAAAGCAGGCAAAGCCTGAGTTCAAGGTCTACGTTGGCGTCCTGAGCAATCAGGCGACTGTACCGGCTCCGTTTGCGGAGTCCTTGGCGCAGATGGCGCGTCCACGTGGCACTATTGTAGAGTTCGTCACGGGCAAGACTCCCGATGTGATGCGCACCAAGATCGCTCAAAAGACGGTCGACGAGGGCTTCACTCACGCGCTGATGCTGGACACAGACATGGTGTACCCGCACAGCACGATCTGGGATCTGTTGCTCGCGGACAAGGACATCGTGAGCGGGTTCTGCGTGGGAAGGACGGAAGACGATCTTCCGATATTCCTCGTGCAGAACGACACGGACAAGTGGCTGTTCAATCGCCGCTGGCCCCCGTCAACAGAGGGGGTTCACGAGGTCGGGGCCACGGGCGGGTGCGCGTTGATGGTGAAGCACCAAGTGTTCCGTCAGGTGCCGCGCCCTTGGTTCGTCAGGACGCAGAAGAACGCGAACGGCGGGCGTGTCAGCCCCGACGTGTACTTCAGTGTCGTTGCGAGAGAGCATGGCTTCAGAGTACACTGCCACGTAAAGGTGCGCGCCCACCATCTGGTGGAATATGGCTTCGTACCCACCGTCAAAGACGGCAACTGGAAAGTGGTAGCCGAGATGATGAAGAGGTAGGGCGATGCCGAATCCACTCGACCCCGGTACCAATGTCGAAAGCATGGCTGACCGCGCGGCGCGCTTGGCGGCGGAGAATGCTGCCAACAACACGCCTCCGACTACCCCTGCCCCTGACCCTGCGCCTGCCCCCAACAACAGCGCGCTCCTTGAGACGCTCATCGGGAGCTTCCGCGACCTCCGTGACGCCTCCGGCATAGAGTCGTCTGAAGAAGAGTATGCGGAACTGCGCGCGGATTGGGCTACTCGGACCCCGGCAGAGATTCAGCGCGAGATTGAAGTCTCGCAGCGTAATGCGCAGGCTGCACGGGAACGTGGCGCCGCGAACGTGCAGACGGGCAACCGCAACGCCGAGCGTAACGCCCAGATGCTTGCCGACGACGAGGCGAGCAACCTTCTTCGTTCGATGATTGCCAACCCTGCCGCAGCGGACACGGCTACCAAGGTGTCGCGTCTTAGCGCGTTGGAGCTAGAGGGCAACCTCTCCCCGCAACTCAAAGAGGATGTCCGGCTGTACCGGATGACTCCTGTGCAGCGCGCACGGGCGGACTTCGAGAAACAGGTATCTGCGATCGACCAGCAGTTGGCGGACCCGTCACTGGCGGCGGATACTCGCAACGCGTTGGTAGAGAATCTCCGTGGGCTGAAGGCGACGCTGGCACTATCGGACTCGGAGTTCGAGGCTCAGTGGAGCGGCTCCGACGCCCTGCTGGATCGCTACGGCGGTGCGGGGCAAGACCCCAAAGACATAGCGCTGGACGAGGCGACGGGTGAGGACGCCGGCGGCAAGGGGCTTCGCACGCTCTTCCGCGAGCAGGTGGGTACGGACGCCACCGACGACCAGATTATGCGCCTCCGGCAGATCAAGCAGACGGAGGGGCTTGGGGCTGCGCTGGACCGTATTCGCGAGATAGGCGAAGGGTTCGAGGGCAGACAGGAGCAGCGCAAGCTCGACACGGAAGAGGATATCGCAAGCTCAGCGCAACTCTTTGACGGCGTGCGGGGCCAGCTATTAGCTTCGCTAAGCGCCGAGGCGCAGCAGGAGCTTGCGGGCAAAGACACTGTGGTCGGTGACTTGATTCAGGTTGCCACCACGGCAGCCCTGTTTGCAGGTGCCGGGCCTTTGACAGGGGTGGTCAATCAATTACTCCGTGATGTGGGCATCATGCCTGGCCCGACCTCCAAGGAAATCGTAGAGACGATTGTGGAGTGGGCGTCAGACCCCGGGGCCAAGATCGGGCAGGCGTGGGAAGAGATGCAGACTTGGGGGAAGGACAAGTACGAGTCCCTCAAGGGCAAGGCGAGCGGGTTTGGAAGTTGGGTCTGGGATAGGATCGCGGGGTCTGGAACAGGAAGCACCACGACCTCCGGCACGACTTCCGGCACGACTTCCGGCACGACTTCCGGCACGAC